ATTGAAGAAATAAAAGAAGAACCTGAAGAAGAGGTAATTTCTATAGGTGAAGAAATGGTACAATCATCAGAGCAGCCAATAGCAAAGGTGTCAGATGAAATAAAACAAGATATTAATTTACCTGAAAACATCGAAAAAGTCGTAGACTTTATGAAAGAAACAGGTGGAACATTAGAAGATTATGTAAGATTAAATGCAGATTATTCTAATGTAGATAACGATACTCTATTAAGAGAGTATTATAAACAAACTAAATCTCACTTGAATTCAGAAGAAGTTAATTTTCTATTAGAAGATAACTTTGAATTTGATGAAGAGTTAGATGAAGCAAGAGATATTCGAAAGAAGAAGCTTGCATATAAAGAAGAGGTTGCAAAAGCTAAAAACCATTTGGAAGGTTTAAAAAGTAAGTATTACGAAGAGATCAAGTTGAGACCTGGTACTACTCAAGAACAACAAAAGGCTGTAGATTTTTTCAATCGCTACAACGAAGAGCAAAACACAGCTCAACAACAACATGAGGCGTTTAAGTCTAACACTAAAGATTATTTCAACAATGAGTTCAAAGGTTTTGAATTTAGCGTTGGTGAAAAGAAATTTAGATATGGAGTTAAAAACGTTAATGATGTTGTCGATAGTCAATCGAACATTAATAATACGATCGGGAAGTTCCTGGATAAAAAAGGTAATGTTGCAGATGTCAAAGGTTATCACAAAGCTATGTACGCTGCTGATCACGCTGATACTATAGCACAGCATTTTTATGAGCAAGGTAAATCCGATGCGATTAGAGATATTGCTGCTAAGTCAAACAACGTTGATACCAACCCAAGATCAAGAGCTCCTGAGGATGTTTTTGTTGGAGGGTTTAAAGTTAAAGCAGTGTCTGGTATTGATTCTTCAAAATTGACAATCAAAAAACGGAAATTTAACTAAAAATTATTATTAAAAATGGGACAAATTAATCCTGTATACGGCTCGATCGTGCCGTCACTACAACAACAAATCTTAAACAGCAACTACTTAAACTTTGCTAATGGAGGTGGAAATGACTTCGCTCAACAATACCTTCCTGAAGTTTATGAAGCTGAGGTTGAAAGATATGGAAACAGAACTTTATCTGGTTTCTTAAGAATGGTTGGCGCTGAAATGCCAATGACATCTGATCAAGTAATCTGGTCAGAACAAAACAGACTACACATCTCTTACACAGGATGTTCAGTAACAAGTGCTGGTGGAGCTGCAATCGGAATTATATCAATTCCTTCTACTGCTTCTGTATCACCTGTAACTGGTGGTGGTCAAAGTACACCTATTCAAACAATTGGTGTTATTAATCTTAACGACACTGTAGTTATTATGAACACTGACACTGGTGTTACAGTTAAAGCTGTAGTAGTTGTTGCTCCTGTAGTAGCTGCTGGTGGTGCACCTGCAACTCAAATACAAGTTACTTCATTTACTGCCGCTAACCTAAACTCTTTAGGTTCTGCTGCTAACTTGAAACTATTTGTATACGGTTCTGTATTTGCAAAAGGAACAGGGCAATCTCTTGCTGCTGCTCAACCACAGTTCACTCAATTTAATAACCAACCAATTATTATAAAAGACAGATACCAAATTAATGGTTCTGACACTGCACAGATTGGATGGGTTGAAGTTGCTACTGAAGATGGTACATCAGGATACTTATGGTATCTAAAGTCTGAGTCTGAAACAAGACTAAGATTTGATGACTACTTAGAAATGGCAATGATTGAAGGTGAATTAGCTTCTGCTACTGGTCAGTTTGCTGTACAAGCTGCTGCTGGTAACATTGGTAATACTGGATTTAATGCTGCTGTTGCTGCTCATGGAACGCAAGGTTTATTCCAAGCTATCCAAACAAGAGGTAACATCATGTCAGGATTCTCTGCTGCTACTGGTATCAGTGATTTTGATCAAATCCTTAAAAACCTTGATACTCAAGGAGCAATTGAAGAAAACATGTTATTCTTAAACAGATCAACTGATCTTGGTTTTGACGATATGTTATCTCAAATCTCTGGTGGTTCACAAGGTGGTACTGCTTACGGTTTATTTGAAAACTCTGAGCAAATGGCACTTAACTTAGGATTCTCTGGATTTAGAAGAGGTTCTTATGATTTCTACAAAACTAGCTGGAAATACTTAAACGACGCTTCTACAAGAGGTGCTGTTTCAGTTAGTGGAATAGATGGTGTATTAGTACCTGCTGGAACTTCTACAGTTTATGACCAACTATTAGGTACAAACGTTAGAAGACCATTCTTACACGTAAGATACAGATCTTCAGAAGCTGATGACAGACGTTACAAGTCTTGGATCACTGGATCTGTTGGAGGTGTATACAACTCTGCACTAGATGCAATGCAAGTTCATTTCTTATCTGAGAGATGTCTTGTAACTCAAGCTGCTAATAACTTCGTGTTATTCCAAGCTTAATACTTTTTTAAAGAGTTAGGCGCTTCGGCGCCTAGCCCTTTATTTTTTTTAATTATATTATATCATATTATGTCAAAAACAAAAGAAATCAAAGCCCCTAAATGGGAGATTAAAACTAGAGTGTATTATTTATTACACGACATTACACCACTAACTTTTACATTACAAACCAAGCATAGTACTCAATATCCTTTATTATATTTTGATAAAAGTACAAACACACAAAGAGAATTAAGATATGCGACTAATCAAAACTCACCATTCGTTGATGAACAACAAGGTGAATGCACATTAGGTCATGTTATATTTGAAGATGGAGTAATGACAGTTGGTGAGTCACAACAAAACTTACAAAAATTTTTACATCATCACCCTAAAAAAGGCAGTATATTTGCCGAGTGGGATCAAAAAGAAGTTGCTCAAGATGACTTAGCAGATTTAGATGCTGAACTAGAGGCTATGACTGCTGCTAAAAACATGGATTTAGATCATGCTGAAGCAGTTTTAAGAGTTGAAAAAGGATCTGAAGTTGCAACGTTAAGCTCTAAAGAATTAAGAAGAGACTTATTATTAATGGCAAGAAGAAATCCAGGTAATTTTTTAGCAATTGCTAATGATGAAAATGTTGGATTAAGAAACACAGCTATTAGAGCAGTTGAACAACATATAGTAAAACTATCACAAGATCAAAGAACTATTCATTGGGGATCAAATGATAGAAAACTATTGACTGTTCCTTTTGATGAAAACCCATATTCAGCTATGGCCGCATGGTTCAAAACTGATGAAGGTGTAGAAGTTTTCAGAACAATTGAGAAAAAGTTACAATAACATGTAACTATAATTATAGTGAAGGGTCACTTCGGTGGCCCTAATCACTATTAACTAAAATATTAAAATGGCAATAAACGTAAATACTGTATATCAAACCGTTTTATTAATACTAAATAAAGAACAGAGAGGTTATATGACACCTGTTGAGTTTAATAAAATAGGTGGGCAAGTTCAATTAGAAATATTTGAAAAATACGCTGAAGATATGAATCAGCAATTACGTGTGCCTCAAGTTGATTTAGACTATTCCGATAGACAAATTAACATAGATGAAAAATTATCTATATTTAAAGAAATAGATGCCGCAACATATACTACAAGCGGTTTTAGATTACCTTCACAATACTCCGGAAACTCTTCCGCAAATCAACAGTTCACAGCTGTAAACCCACAATTATCATACGCTTTATCAGGTAACGCTTTAACTTTAGCAAATCAAAACGCTATAGCAAGCGTATTCGTTGCTAATGTTCAATTAACAGATGCTGAATATACTATAACAAATGGTAATTTAATTTTAACATCTCAACCAACAGCAGGGGATTCTATAAATATAAATCTTTATGCTAAGCAGTTTTATAGACTAGGTACTGTTATATATACAGCAGGAGCTTTACCTATACAAGAATTAGAAAGAGTTGGATCAAGCGAGTTATATCATTTATTAGGTTCTAATCTTACAAAACCCACAACTACATACCCTATTTATACTTACAAAGGTAATTACTTAAATGTATATCCTACAACTATACAAAGTGGTATATCAGTTAATTATTTAAGAAAACCTATTGATCCAATATGGAATTTTTCTGGTAGCACTCAATATGTTTTTTCACCAGCTACATCAAACAACTTTGAAATACACTCATCAGAGCAAACAGAACTTATAATAAAAATATTATTATATGCAGGTGTTGTTGTAAGAGATCGTGAAATAATAGAAGTTGCTGCGGGTCAAATACAACAAGAAGAAATGAATCAAAAAAGTTAATATATGCCAAGACCAGATGGTGGATTAGTCACCGAAACTAATAGACAATATTACGCTGGAGCCCAACAGCAGTACTCAGCAACAGGAGGTGTAGGTATAAATATAACATCTACTTTTGATACAAATTTAATATTTGGAAGTTCTGATCCTACTAACGGTCAATACGGTCTGAATAATTTTCTATTATATAAAAGTACAGATGCTTTAACATGGACTGAAATAACACCAGCTACTACAGTTCAAAATGCTGTAGCAACTGAAAATGGTGGGGTTGCATCAGCAACTATACAAATAGCAGCGGCTAACGCAAACATAATAGCTGGTATGAGTATATACGGTGGTGGTATAACTAATAATCCTACTGGTGCTAAAGTAGTAAGTGTAAATGGTGTTGCAATAACTTTAGACAAACCTATTGCTTTACCAGGTAATGCTACAACAGCAGTGTTGTTTCAATTTGATGAACCATATTCTATGGTTAATAATATTGTTACTGCAGCTATAGATTTACCAGCTAACAATTATTTAAAAATACAATTAAAAGAAACTGCTATAGAAGAAAACTATGGTAGTTATGAATATACTAGATTAACAGATGTTATTGATAATTTTTTAATAGCATACGTAGGTGCTGGTAAATTAATACCTAGCGTAAAAAGAACTGATGTAATATTTCATGCAAAACGTGGATTACAAGAATTTAGTTATGATACACTTAGAAGCATTAGATCACAAGAGCTTACTGTAAACAATGCTTTAAATGTTATTATACCTCAAGATTATGTTAATTATGTTAGAATGTCTTGGACTGATAAGTTTGGTGTTCAACATACTATATTTCCAGCAAATACATTAACAACAGATCCTTACGCTTCACCAGCTCAAGATAATCTTGGTACGCCAACACAAGATAGTTTTGACTCTAATATAACTACTACATCACAAGTTGAAGCAGCTTGGGCATCTAATGATCCAAGAAGAATTTCAGGAGCATTTACCGCACAAGATGAAAACACCGCAGACACTTTAAATCAAAATAACTTTTATGAATTAGCTTTAGGTCAAAGATATGGTCTTAACCCTGAAACTAGTCAGCGCAATGGTTGGTTTACAATAAACGACAGAGAAGGTAAAATATCTTTTAGTAACGATTTAAAAGGTAAGCTTGTAGTTATAGAGTATATATCAGATGGAAATGCTTATGATCTTGATGCTAGAATACCTAAGTTAGCAGAAGATGCTTTATACTCTCATATTATACATTCAATATTATCTGTTAGTGCTAAAGTACCAGAATACATAGTACAAAGATTTAAAAAAGAAAGAAGTGCTAAACTAAGAAATGCTAAGATTAGATTATCTAATATAAAACTTGATCAAATAGTTCAAGTTATGAGACAAAAATCTAAATGGCTTAAATTTTAATACATGGCTGAAATAAAGAATAGCTTTCTAAGGTCCAAGATGAATAAAGATCTTGACGACCGATTGATTCCTAACGGTGAGTATAGAGATGCAAATAATATATCTGTAGGTAAGTCTGAAGATGATGATATAGGTGCATTAGAAAACATACTAGGTAACACTTTAGTTCAGGTTAGTAACACAGGAAATCCTAACTTAGAAATTATAGGCTATTTTACAGATAATAATAATAGTGTTGTTTATACTTTTTTAACAGACGAAACAAGTCATTGGATATATAAATATGAAGGATCTAACTACACACCATTAGTTACTGGTTCTTTTTTAAATTTTAGCAAGTCAAGTCCTATCATAGGTGTAAACTTAGTGGAAGATCTTTTATTTTGGACAGATAATAGAAATCAACCTAGAAAAATAAACGTAACTAAAACGCTAGGTTATTATACAAAAGAAAATCAAATATCAGTTGCTAAATATAATCCATACGAGCCTTTACAGTTATTAAAATCTACAACAAGCACGGCTGGAGCAGCAAGTAGTTCTACAACTATAACATTATCAGCAGCTAACGTAGCTATAAAAAAGGGTATGAATATCATTGGCCCAAGCATAACGGCTGATCAATATATATATGTAACAAATGTGTCTGGTGTAACTGTAACTATAAACACAGCGGCAACTGTAGCAAATTTAGATGTTTTAACATTTTTAACCACTACAATGACTGGTAAAGACATTACTTATGATTTTAATCAAGGTAGTGATTGGCCTGGTGATCCAGACTTTCTTCAAGATTTATTTGTTAGATTTAGTTATAGATTTAAATTTGATGACTTAGAGTATTCTATTATGGCTCCATTTACACAGCCAGCTTTTATACCTCAACAAAAAGGTTATTTTTTTGATGGCGATGAAGATGCTGCTTATAGAAGTACTATACTTGCTTTTATGGAAAATGGTGTACAAAATGTAGAACTATTAATACCTTTACCTGATCAACAAACTAAAATAGGAACAGCTGATACTGACAGTTATAAAATAATAGGAATAGATATATTATATAAAGAGTCAGACGCTAGAGCAGTTAAAGTTTTAGATTCAATAAACGTTGTGGATACTAGTTGGCCAAACCAAAACACTAATATTTACACATACAATTATCAGTCAAGAAAGCCTTTTAAAACATTACCAGAAAGACAAACGGTAAGAGTTTATGATCGTGTTCCTGTTAGAGCTTTGTCACAAGAAGTTTCAGGTAACAGAGTTATTTATGGTAATTATCAAAGTCAACATACTCCTCCTAACACACTAAACTATAACGTTGGCGCTTCAGCTAAAAACACTACTACGTTTACAAACTGGGCAGAATATCCTAATCATACATTAAAACAAAATAGAAATTATCAAGTAGGTTTTGTATTATCAGATAAATTTGGTAGACAGTCATCTGTTATTCTTTCATCGGTAGATGCAGGTTTAAGTTTGGCTGGAAACTTTTTTGGTGGTTCAACTTTTTATCACCCATACAAAGCTAGTACTCAAAATTTAAACCAATGGTTTGGTGATGCTTTAAAAGTTGTTGTCAACGAATCAATAACAAGTGATACAGCAAATGCAGGTGAACCTGGTTTATATGCCGAAAAAATAGGTCAAGGGTTTAATACTACAGGCACTCCAACAAACATAAGTGGTAACACATTTACTTTTACTTTGTCAACTGGTCAAACAAACGTACCTACATTAAATTCATATTTAAGAGGTCAGTATACAGATTTTGTTAAAGTAACTAATGTAGCAAACGTTGGTGCGGCTTATACAATAACAACTGATGGAGAGGTTAATGATTTATTATACAGCTCTAATAGTAATAACCCTGACGTTAAATTTGCTTATACATTACCAAATCCATTAGGCTGGTATTCTTATAAAGTTGTTGTTAAACAACAAGAGCAAGAATATTATAATGTTTATTTACCAGGATTCTTAGACGGCTATCCAATTTCTACATCGATAACTTATCCATCAGAAGATGGTAAAACAGCAAATGTTGTTTTGTTAAATGACAATATAAATAAAATACCTAGAGATTTAAACGAAACATCTGATCAACAAAAACAATTTAGAAGTTCAGTGCAACTTTATGGTAGAGTTAATAATAATACAGCAACAAGTAATGTACAATTTTTTCCTGTAAATTCTGCAGCAGCTGGCTCACAGTTTTTACCATTATCTATGACGGCTGATACTATAGCCACAGCTAATGACTTATCAATGGGTGCTACTAATATAACAACAGGAGATCCGTTTTATCAAGTAGATACAAATCCTTTTATAGCTCGACTAGCCACGTCTAATGCTGGTACTACAACAGTAGGTACTACAAAAACAACAATGGCTCCATATTTATCAATTGTTGAAACAGAGCCTGTTGATAGTTTGTTACAGTTGTTTTATGAAACTACTACAGCTGGATTAATAGCTGATTTAAATGCAGATGTTGAAACTGGTTTTGATGGTGTAAGTCAACTTTCAGCGCTGAGCTATTCGCAGACAGAAGGCATGGCTGCTAACACAGATGTTACAGCTATATTTTATCCGCAGAATAATCAAGGTAGTAATTTTGCTAATACTCAAATAGCTCAAGTTGCTATCACTGTTGTTGACGGAGCAGGTACAACAAGAGCTACAGGTAACATAACATATGATGGCTCTACATTTACAGAAAACATAGGTGCTGGTAGTCAATTTAAAATTAAAACATCTGGTACAGGGTATAAAATAGAAACACTAGTAAATACTTTTAATTATTCTGCAGCTGGTTATAATGATGGTACAGCTGGAACTGTAAACAAAAGCTCTAAAGAAGTTTATAACTATACTTTTGTTTTTACAACCGTAGCCAACTCTGGTGGCGACACAAGTACAATACTTTTTACAGGTGAGTTAACTAATTTAGATCCTGTATTTGTAGATGGTACTTCTTTGCCAGACGCTGTGGTTAGCGCTGGTGATAATGTAGGTGTTACAAGACAAGGTTACAATGGATCAATAACTAATAGTAATTTAGGATTAAGATATAGTATTGTTTCACAATCACCAGGTAGTTATTTTCAAATAACTGATAATACAACTGGTGTTGTTACTAAAACAGCAAACTCTACACCTATAGGTGTTTATACTTTACAATTAAAAATTGAAGATGCTATACTAAACAACGTTCCTCAATTAAATACTAAAAGTGTTACTAAGCAACAGGTTATAACCGTTGGTGCTGTACCTTTAAATTCTAGTTCAAAGTCTGGATGTGTAGCTCAAGGTGTAGTTAGCTCGGGTATACCAGCAACACAACAATCAGTTGTTCCTAACAATACAACTAGCTCAAACACAAGAACCGCTGTTTGGTATTTATCTAATAATACTTTAACGGCTAGTGATTTTAATAACCCTAAAATAAGTGGTTTAACTGTTTCAGCAAACACTAATGATTCAAATTTTATAAATAAATTAGGTAGTGCAGTAACACAAGGTACTGTTGTTTTTCAATGTAACATGCAACAGTTGTATTCATATGGTAGTTCTCAAGGTGGTCCTAATTTTGCTACAATGAGTGTAGAATGGCTTGTTTATCATAGAGCAGATGCAAATGCTACTTGGCAACAAATAGATGATGTCAACGGTTCTAATATACAAGCAAATGGTGATTGGACAAACAGTACTATAAACAGTACTAGATATGGTTCAACTGCTTTTGCATTTAATTCAGTTGGAGAATATGCTATAGTTGCTAAAGATGCTTATACGGAATATGCAGGTGCTTACTCAGATTCACTATGTTTATGGGTTAATTCAAATGATTTATATTACAGCACGTGTGTTGTTGAAGATGGTAGTAACGTTACTGATAATAAAACTCCAAAAAGTTATTTATATAATCTTTCTTCACCTCAAACCGCATATACCTGCGCTACAGGTAACACACCTAAGTATGCTCCAATGCCTTATTCTGAATATGTAGATATATTTTACACAGATGCTGGGTTAACAAGTACTTTTACACATCAATCAGCTAGTAATACAACACCATTCTACGGGTTTTCAACAGCATCTAACCCTGCAGAGCCTTTTAACCAAATAGATTCATCAGCTAAGTTTAATTCAAGTGGTATTAAAATAAGTGGAGATGCTAATACATGTAGTGATAAATTTGCAAGATCTTGTATTGGCTGCGCAAGACCTGTTCCTGGAACAAATGGCTGGACGTAATAATAACAAAAAACAAGTAATAATAAAACATGGGTGCTACTTTAGAACTTAAATATTTTAACTCATACTGGTTAAAGAAATTAACAAATGTTGTTGCTGAAACTCCATCAGCACCAGCATCACCATATGCTAATGTACCTGAAGCATATACACCTGTTAATGCAACTGATTGGTTTATAGAAGAGTCAAGAATAAGAGGTGGTTATAATAATACATCAACAGATATAGGTGTTAAAGCTCACATAGTAGAAGACAATGCTAACAATCAAGATAGATTTAACTCTTTAATATATTCCGGAGTATTTAATTCTAGAACAGGTGTAAATCAAACTAATGAGTTTTCAGTAGCAGAAGATATAACTAGAAGTTTAGATCCAGCACATGGTTCAATACAAAAGCTATACGCAGAAGATACTAACTTAATTATATTTCAAGAGGATAAAGTAAATAGAGCACTTATAGATAAAGATGCTATATATTCCGCAGAAGGTTCAGCTTTAACTACATCTGGTAGATTAGTAATTGGACAAATAATAGCTTATCAAGGTAAGTATGGTATAGCTAAAGATCCATTAAGCTTTGCCGCTTATGGTTATAGAAAATACTTTACTGATAGAAAAAGAGGTTGTGTATTACAATTGTCTACAAACGGACAGATCGTAGAAATATCTGGTTATGGTATGCATGATTTTTTTAGAGATCAATTAACCGACTCAAGTACTTCTACTAATGGTATTGTAGGTGGTTGGGATAACCATACTAAAAACTATATACTATCTATAAAGAAAAATAGATCAACTGGTTTTGTTGCTCAATCAGGAAATGCAGCAACTCCACAAGCATATAATCAACCATCTGATGGTGTTGATGTAACATTAACATTAAATGCTGCTAATACAAATATAACAGCGGGTATGTATATATATAAATATACTACATCAGGTCAAGTTGTTGGCCAATTATATGGAAGAGTTGAATCTGTAATATCATCAGGTAATCCATCGTCATTTAAATGTAACATAGGTACTCAAATACCTGGTAACGAAGTTTTAATATTTTATAATGAATCATTTAAAACAGTATCATTTGATGAAAGTGTAAAAGGTTGGACAAGTTTATTTACTTTTCAACCAAAATTAATGTTTAGTTTAACATCTACATTTTTCTCTACAAATAGTGGTAAGATATATAGTCACTATGGCTCTAGTCCTTATGCTAATTTCTATGGTATAGAAAATGATTCTGATGTTACAGTTGTATTGAATGCAAAACCATCTACTGTAAAAGTATTTAAAACAGTTAACTATGAAGGAGGAAACGATTGGATAGTAGATAGTGTAGTTGCTAGTTCAGGTGATATAGCCTTGACACCAATAGCTAAATATGGAAATGTACCTAACAGCTTGTCACTTTTAGAAAGTGAAATGTTTTCTAATAAATTTAAAAGAAAAGAAAATAAATACTTTGCAAACATTATAAACAACTCATCGCCAACGGCAGGTGAAATAGTGTTTGGAAATAACATGACTGGTGTTAAAGGATTTTTTAGTACATTTAAATTTAAGTTAGATAACAGTATAAATCAAAAAAGAGAATTATTCGCAGTGTCCAGCGACACAGTTGAATCATCGTATTAATAGAATAAATTATGGGATTATTTAAAGCAATTGGCGGTATAGTCGGTGGATTTGCTAAAAAAGCAGCTGCTAGAAGAAATATGAGAGCGTATGCAGCCGAGAAAAAAAAGGCAAGAGCAGAGATGTCTAGTCTTGAAAAGAACAGACAAAAGGTAATTAATCCTTATGATAACTTTTCTAACTTAAGTTCATTAGCTAAAGATCTTAGTGGTAACTTTAGTAATCCATATAATAACCTTAGTGTTTCAACCGCTGGTGCTGAGATGCAAGCTGAAGAAGCTGATATAGCTTTAGCTAACACATTAGATACATTAAGAGCAAGTGGTGCTAGTGCTGGTGGTGCAACTGCTTTAGCTCAAGCTGCATTACAAAGTAAAAAAGGTATTGCTGCAAGCATAGAAATGCAAGAGGCACAAAATGAAAAAATGAGAGCTGCTGGTGACGAAAGATTACAAGCTGCACAAACTCAAGAACAAGTAAGAGTTCAAGGTGTAGAAATAGGTGAAGGTAGAAGAATGCAACAAGCAGACGCAATGGGTAGATCTTTTCAGTTTAATGCTCAAGAAAGAAGAGATAACAGTAAGATGACTTTTCTTAGAAAAAGCTATACTACAGCTAATGCTGGTATTAAAGGTGCTAGAACAGCTAAAGCAAATGCTGTTGGTCAAATAGCTAGTAGCTTTGGAAACCTAGCAGATACAGCTATGGGTGGAATTGAATTTGGTGGTAACCAACCGGACGGAGGAAGTTCCGCAGTAGGAGGGTTTTTACAACGTACTTATAATCAATAATAAAAAATGGGACTAAAAGAACAATTAATAAAAAATAAACAAGATAACGAAGAGATTAAGTTTTATATCTCTGAGTACCAATCTTCGCTCTCTTACAGGCTAGGAGAGGACGATACACCATCTCAGGACGTTAACTGGAGTCATTTCTTTGCCCCATACATAGAGCTATATGCAAAAATTAAATTACAACTAGAGAATGGATCTAGTGAAAATCCTGTCCAAGCAAGAAAAATAACAGAAGATATTTCTAAAAGCGTACAAACCATACAAGAGTGCATGGAGAACATTGCATCAAATACAGAAGTGTGGAACAATATGGTTCAAATGGAAAGCATGATGGGTGGTTTAGATATGATGAGCACACCGGTAAGTAGATTTATGGCACTTAGTATATTGAACGATGATTTAAAAGGTAGAATAGATATTGAAGCTGTTGATGGTGATATAAATAATTTAGCTTGGCTTATATACGATGAAAATGATATTTTTGTTGAAAAGCTTTTAGTAAATAAAATAAACACGTTGTCGCAAACGCAAGACATGTTTGTTACGATACCAGATACAGCTAAACAAAATCAAGAGTTTAAAGGTACTAATCCTGAGATATTTGAAATGAAAGGTGGTAATGCTCAAGAACCAGGACAACTAACAGGAGGTGTTACAGAAACATACAGAGTAAAAGATAAAGATGGTAAGGTTAAACTTATAACTAAAGACATATCAGCTAACATGGTACAAGATTTTTACGAAATAGATAAAGATACTATCGGCAAGAGTTTAGCATTTACATTGACTATGGATAAAATATCCGCAGGTTTATTAGGTGCATACCAAAGTTCTGATCAAGTTATAGCTTTTAATAATAATATATTAGCTGAAGTAACTGATTTTTATTTGAAACCTGGTATTGCATTAAAGCAAAATCAAAAAGATAAGTTTCAAAAAGATTATCAAACGTGGTATTTAGAAAAAGAAATAGGTAAAGAGTTTCCGTCAGGACCACCTAGACTCAAAGCAAAAGAAGTAGTAGAAGAAGCAGAACAAGTAGTTTAAATCTAATATATGAATTGCGAAGAAAAAAGAATACAAAATAATTGGACTCAAAAACAATTTGAAGAATGTGTTCAAAAAAATTTACCAGATTTATCTGAGGCAAATGAAAAAGCTAAAGAGTTTAAGTCTGAAAAAGGTATTGTAGAAAAAGGTATTGATAAGGTAAAAGAAGCTGCAAATATAATTGATCTTGGTTTAAAAACAATTGATAAAATATCTGAAAGCTATTCTGAAGCAGATAAATTAAATAATTTAAAAAACATAAAAATATCACCAGAAACTTATGCTGACGAAGATTCTGACGAATATTTTAATCCTGAATTTTTAAAATCTTTAGGTCAAAATATGTCTACTAATGATCCTTTAAAAGTTAGTGAGGAAGAAGATGCTATTTTTTCACAACTAGGTTTGCAGCTAGCTTTAGATAAAAATAAAGATAATCCTGATTATAAGCCAAGCACAATGGATATTTGGCATGAGTCATATAGATTAAAAACTCTAGCAGCTCAAGATGCATCAGGTGAAGATGCTACAATATTAGAAAATTTAGCTGGTAAAAATATAGTTACTAATGTTATATCTGATATATATAGATCTGTAGACAAAGGTTATGCTCAACCTGAAAACTTAGAAACTTCATTACAAATATTTGAGCAAGGTAATGAAACTGAAGATAAAATTTTACAAAAATTTCTTGAAGATAAAAAAGAATTAATAGCTTCAAACCAAGATTCAGATGAGGCTAAAGCTTTCCAAAAATGTGTAGAAAAAAATGGTGATGGTTTTTTAAGCTTAGGATTATGTGCTATCCAAAACCCAGGTTACATTGTACAGGCTGGTGTAGAGTCTATAGCTTTGAACGCGGGTGCCGTTACTCAATCTCAAACAGTTAGAAATAACGCTTTTGGAGGTGTTGTTAGTGGAGGTGCGGCAGGAAGTGTTGTGCCAGGTATAGGTACAGCTACCGGAGCAATGAGTGGAATGTTTTACGGAATAGGTTCAACTTTAGAAAAAGGAATTACGTTTGATGAATTATTGATAGATGCAACAGGTATTGAAGATGTTTCTAAAATAACAGTAGAAGATCTTAGAAAAGTTTTAAACGATCCAGAAAAACTAAAAGATATACAAAAAAAATCAGAAAGAAGAGGTCAAGTTATTGGTGCTGTTAGTGCTTTATCAGGAGGAGCTGCTGCTAAAACAACTACAGCTTTAGTGAAAGCAGGTAAAAGTGCAAAAGTGGCTGCTGCAGCTGGTGGTAGTGTAGAAATGGTTGGTGAAGGTGTAGGTGAATATTTAGGTCAAAAAGCTGCTGGTCAAGCTTTAAGTAGACAAGAAATATTTTTAGAATCATTTGCTGGATTAGGTACAAAAGCACCTATAAGTGTTGGTGGAACTTTGCTAAATTTAAATCAACTTAGCACTAACCTTAAAGTCAGAAATTCTGTAAAAGCAAATGGTTTTGCTAGTATGTCTGATGCTTTTAAACCTGATGTCAAAACAGATCAAACTCAGATAGACGTTAGTCAAATACCTAATGCGGAGAAAACTCTTAATTTTGAATTAGAAAACAAAATAAGAAGAAAAATAATTACACCTGAAGAAGCTAAAAATATTCAAACTAGTTTTAGAGAAACAAAAGCTGTTGTAAATCAAATAAAGCCGTTAGGTTTATCTAAAACACAACAAGGTTTAACTGTAGAATTGTTAAAAGAAAAGAAAAATCTTGAATTAACTATAAATCAAGTTAATGATGAAAGCTTAACAGGTAAACAATCTGAAAGAGTTAATGAAATCAATGAAGAGTTAAAAAATGTAGGCGAACAAGAAACACAAAAAAGTGTAACTAAAGAAGCTCAAGGTAAAAAAGGTCAAGAAATAGATAACTTAGCTGGCCAAAAAAATGAAGATGGTAATTATGAGGTAACTAAAGCTGAATGGGAAGGTGGTAAAGCTGATGAGGTTATTACTGAGATATATAATAACGATATGCTAACTGGTTTAATAGAAAGCAAAATACCTGTAGAAAAACCACCTGGGTTTTCAAAACCTGATTTTGTTAGTGGTGTAGTTGCTGAATTAATACCACATATAAGAAACTTTAATCCAGAGGTTAACAACAGTTTGAACGGTTGGATAATGTCTCAAATTAACAATAAGGTTGGCAATGTGTTTAAAAAAGGTGAAGCTGCAACTAAACAGGTTTTTGAAACAGATGTTACAGAAGCAAAAGGTGTTACCGATGGAACAGATGTAAATGTACAAATACAAGAAGATTTAGATATAAGCCCTAGAACAGCAGAACAAAAAGCATCAGTAACTAAATTAAGAGATATTGCAGGTATAACAACTGAAGAAGCTCAAGTAGGTGTAACTGAAACATTAAAAACAAGATTACCTGGTGTTACAGAAAAAAAGTTTAGACAAAAAGTTAATGAAGCTAACAGATTAAAGTTTGGTGAAAAAGTATTAGCTGAAATGGGTGGATTAAAAGACGCTGGTAGGTTGGTAACATTTTTAGATACTAATTTTAATGATATAATAGCTGCGATACCTAATAGTGTTAAAAATAAACAATTAGCTTCTTTATTTAAACCTAAGCAAGTTGGTAGAGCTAAAACTAAAGTTGGTGAAGGTGTGTTTGAATATACAACACCTACCAAACAAGAATTAATAGATTTTTATACTACAGGTAAAAATACAACTAATAGAGCTAGAGTTAAAACGTTAGCAGATGTAATAGCTCAAGAATTAGCTTTAGATGCTACCGCAGAGGTTTTAGCCGATCCTAAAGTACAAAAAGAATTTATAGAAAGGCAAGAGTTACAAGGTAAAGAAACGCCTAAAGATACTATACCTAAATTATTAGAAGCTATTGATAGACAAATAGCTGATTTACAGACGCAAAGCGATAAATACAAAAATGTTTTAGGATTAAACAATCCTAAAATAGTTATTGATGGTTTAATTATATTTGCAAAAACATTTAAAAAAGTTTTAAAAACAACTTCTAATGTTAAAAAAGCTGTTGAAGCAGCTTATAAAAGTTTAAAAAAATATTTAGCTGGAAAAGTTTCTACTATAGAAGCTGATATAATTATTGATGAAGTAAAAGAATCTGTAGGTGAAATAAACAAGCTTGATGATGCAACGATAGATAAAATAAAAGAAGCTTTAACTGAAAGCTTAGAAAACTATGATAAAAAACAAGATCAAGCAAATTTTAAGGCAGAGGCTAAAAAATTAAAAAACGAATTAGTTAACAAAGCTTTAGACAATTCTAAAATTTATTATGCTAAAACAAAAAATAGTCCAAGCCGTATTGATACAAAAGTTGCTGATAAGTTAGTTGTTGATGCTGTAAAATTTGCAGAAGCAATACCAGCAGAAGCGCATAAAGCTTTAGGAATAAAAGGTAAACCATATACAGATATAGTTGGAACGCATAAAAGAAATTTTGATATAGCTGGAAAAAAATTAACAGGTCCAGATAAAGGTAAACCAGGTAGATATAAAAATAAGTTTGATAATTTAAACTTAAAATCTGCAGATCAATTAATAGCTGATGGAACTTGGAGTAAAAAGACGGCTGCTATATGGAATAGTATAGACATGTCTAAAGTTCAACCACTTAATTCAAAAGCAACTAATTTATCGCCTTTGCTTACTAAAATAAAAAACATATTAGCAGGTAAAACTGATGCACAAACTGTTGCTCAAAAAAAAGCTGCTATTGATAAAATATATGACCCATCAGTTGGTTTGAATAATTTAAAATTTGCTGAATTAAATGCTAGTATTTTAAAAGATGGTTATTTAAATGGAAGCTTAAGTTTAGATTATGTTATTAACGCTTTACAAGCCCAAACTAATGTTACTGCTGGTTTTAGAGCGTTTACCGATATAGGTGGTGTTGAGATTAAGGCTGGAAAAATTGATTTATCTACTTTCAAAGGAGAACATTTACAGTCTAATTCTCAAACTATGTCTGAAATACTAGGTTGGATAGTTTCGCCTAACTCTACATCTTTAGAATTAAAAAATATATTGTCTGGTCATACTCAAATATTTGGAGATAAAACACAGCTTTTTGATCCTATTGATACAACTTTTTCTAAAACATCTAGACTAGGTGCTGAAAGATTAACAAGAGGTTTAGCTAAAAACATAGTAGAATCTATATATGTTCCTGGAACTAAAACAGATTTTTTAACAGATACCGCACAAAATGAGTATAAAAAACAAGTTCAAGAGCTGGGAGAAGCTGCTAAAAAAGCTTCTACAGTTTTAAACAAAGGAGAGCAATTTGTTAAAAACAATCCTAATTCTATACCCACCGTAACTGATCCGGTTGTTTTAGATAAAGACATAAATAAAATGATTGAAGATACTAAAGGTATCAAAGCTAGATATAAATTTTCTGATATTGTAGCTAAAAGACGTGGTGCTGGATTAAAAAGTTTTAAACTAATACCTGCAAGCGCTCAAGACTTTAGTGGTTTAATGTATGACTTATATAGTAAAGGTAAAAAAGGTGAGCAACAACAAAAATGGGTGCAAGATAATTTAATAAAACCTTATCAAAAAGGTATTGCTGAAATAGATAATTACAGACAGGCTTTAAAAAACGATTATTCTTCTTTGCTTAAAAAGTTTCCTGTTGTAGCTAAAAAATTAGGTAAAATTGCACCAGACACAGAATTTACTTTTGATCAAGCTTTAAGAGTAAATCTATGGACAGAAGGTGGTTTTGAAATACCTGGTTTATCTAAACGTGATATTAAAAAATTAAACGATATAGTTAATAAAGATCCTGAATTAAAACTGTTTAATCAAGCTGCTTTAGAAATAAGTAAAAGAGATAAATGGATCGAACCTAGTGCTTATTGGGATTCTGAAAGTTTAATATCTGATTTAAACAATTTAACAAACAAGGTTGGTAGAAAACAATATTTAGCTAGCTTTATAGAAAATGCTGATGTAATATTTTCTAAAGAAAACTTAAATAAAATGGAAGTTGCTTTAGGAACTAATTGGAGAGAAGCAATGGAAGATTCTTTATACCGTATGAAAAACGGTACTAATAGACCTTCTGGAACTAATAAATTAACAAATCAATTTAATAATTGGGTTAACAATTCTGTTGGAGCAATAATGTTTATGAACGTTAAATCTGCTTTATTACAAACTATATCATCAGTTAACTTTTTAAATTGGTCAGATAATAATCCTTATAAAGCCGCTTTAGCTTTTGGTAATCAAAAACAGTACTGGTCAGACTTTGCTACACTATGGAACTCGCCTAAGTTAAAACAAAGAAGATCTGGTCTTAGAAAAGATGTTAACGAGGCTGAGCTTGCTAACGCAGCTATTGGTGCTAAAAATAAACCACAGGCAATATTAAGTTATTTACTTAAAATAGGTTTTACACCAACTCAGATGGCAGATAGTTTTGCTATTGCATCAGGTGGTGCTACATTTTATAGAAATAGAATAAACACATTAAAAAATCAAGGTTTAGATCAAAAAGCAGCTGAACAACAAGCATTTGAAGATTTTGCAGAAGCTTCTGATGTTGCTCAGCAATCAGCAGATCCTATGTTAATATCTCAGCAGCAAGCTAGTCCACTTGGTAGATTAATATTAGCGTTTCAAAATACACCCGCTCAGGTTACTAGAATATTTAATAAATCAGCTAGAGATTTTATTAACAATAGAGGTGATCAAAAAACAAATGTATCTAAAATGATATATTATGGTGCTGTTCAAGGTATGATATTTGCTACATTACAAAATGCTGCATTTGCTTTGATACCAGGTTTTGATAACGAAGAAGATGAAGAAAAGAAAAGTAAAGAGTTTGATAAAAAAGAAGAAAGAATACTTAACAGTATGGTAGACACTATGCTTAGAGGTTCAGGTGTTTATGGAGCTATTGTATCTACATTGAAAAATACCGCTCTCACATATTATAGAGAAGAAAAGAAAGATGCTTTTGGCAAAGATCATAGAAACACATTATTAGAAATATTAAACTTAAGCCCACCGGTTGGTTCTAAACTTAGAAAAATAAATAATGCTATAAAAGCTAAAGATTATAATGAAGAAGTAGTAAAAGAGCAAGGTTGGGATGTAACTTTAAAAGGTAGAGTAAATCTCAGCCCTTCATATCAAGTTATAGCATCGCTCACAGAAGCAATAACTAACCTACCACTTGAAAGAGCTGTAGTAGAAATCGACAGAATTGTTGAAATGTTAGATGCTAGAAACACTACTTTTCAAAGAGTAGCTTTAGCTTTAGGTTATAGAACTTGGGATGTTAATACTAAAAATGAAGAAAGAGATCTTGTCAAGATAGAATCAAAAGAAGCTAAAGAAAAAGCTAGAAAGCAAAAAGTTATAGATGACAGAGCTGAAAGAAAAAGATTAAAAGAACTTGAAAAGTATAAAGGTAAAACTAAAGAAGAGATAAAACAGATGAAACGTAGAGACTCTATAGTTGATACTAATAAATCGGATCAAGTAAAGTCTTTAATAAACCTAGGTTTAACTAAAAAAGAAATAAAAGAGCTTAAATACGAAGATGATAGAGTTAATAAAATAATCGAACTAACAAATAAATAATATGGCATTTCATATGAACTCACCATTTCTTAATGGTAAAAAAAAATCTAGATTTGGTGGAACACCTGATTCTACAGATGAGCAAAAAAGAAGAGAAGAAGCTACTGATCAATTGTTTAATGAAGGTAAAATTACAGAAACAAATAACAAAGCTTATAGAAAAATAAACAAAAGAGTTAGAAAAAATAAAAGAAAAGAAATTAGATCAATTAAAAAATCATGAAATTATGGAAAATTGTACTTTGTGCAATGGCCTTTGCGGTCTTTGCTAGTTGTGGAATACAAAAAACACCAGCACCATTATCAGGTCCTTGGTTAGATGTTCCTTCTACCGTTAAGATAGACACACTATCTTACACGAGATTAAATTGGAAGATGAGAAATAGCTTTACATTTAGATGGAACTATGCCAAGTTTGCATCTAATCAGCCTTTTTCATTTTATTCGTCTGCGTCGTTTGCTAGATTTTGGAATCCGTTTAATTCTTTTGATATGTACTGGAATAGACATAGCTTTTGGTACGACTGGGCTTTTAGTTATCCTTATTTTAATTATTATTACTCGGCGCCAAGATATTACATGTATGAGCAACCTCATAATGTAGCTATAATGAAAGGTAGAAGAAGTAGTATTAGAAAAGTGAAAGAAGATAAAGTTAATATAATAGCTGATAGATTAAGAAACGAAGTAAAAATAAATAATAATAGACAAGATATAACTTGGAACAATAGGACTAAATTTATTCCAAGAGAAAACCCTGGTAATTTTAATTCTAAAATCACTCCAAGAGAAAACCCTAATAACTTTAATAATAACAATAATAATTTAAGCAAAAACATCGGTAGATCTGAAGTTAATTCAACTAAAGTTCTAATGAAAAAATAATTACAACAAATGGCTCAAAAAATTTCAGAAAACACAGAGATACAATTAGATCTTAAAACAATCGGAATGCTAGTTGCAGGCGCCGTGAGTTTAGCTGCTATGTATTTTACTTTGCAAAAAGATATAGATCTTGCAAAAGAATTACCTAAACCAGAGGTAAGTAGAACAGAATATGATCTAAAAGATGAGCTAGTTAGATCGACTATTATGGACATTGATGAAAAAGTGCAAGATAATAGTGATAAGCTAGATAAAATAGATGATAAACTGTTTGAAATTATAAATAAATAATCAAATGAAAAAGCTTTTAATTATATTTACTTTAATGTGCGGTTATTTTTCAAATGCACAATACGAAGTATTACACATCAATAGTGCATGGAATTCTAGACATAATTTAGATTTAAGTGGGCTTAAACATGCTAATGTAAAATATGTATTTTTAGAAGATCAATCACCTTCTTTTAAACAACAAATTAAGTCTGTGCCAACTATACTCGTTTTAGATAAGAATAAAAAGACTAGAGGCCTTTGGAATGGAGGTATTGCATTAAAATTAAAGATAACAAAACAAGACGTTCAAGATCATATTGATAAATTAATAGCCCAAGAAGCTGCCAACCCCTCAAGAAGAAGATCAACAAATTAAGACATCTGCAAAAGTGATTTTAAGGGTGTAAATAACAGGGAATCAAGTGATTATAATAATGTAACACTTTAATTATTATAAATGAACTTAATTTTATCTTTCTTGTTATTTTTCAATATGTCAAATGATATTGAAACAGAACTGTTAAACGCTATTAATGAAGGGAATTACAACAAAGTAAACTCAATGTTAATAGTAAACCAAATCCACGCCACAGAAAAAATTGATGGTAAACCACTATTAGTGCATGCTATTATAGCAGATAAAGCTAATATTGTTTATTTATTATGTTTAAGAGGTGCACAACCTTTTACAGATTTTTGTGACGAAGGTTATAATGCTATGGATTGGGCAAAGAAAAGTGGTAGTTATTACGCACGAGCCGAGTTAATAATGATAACCACACAGTAAGGAATAACAAAATGGGCACCATACCCAAACATTCCTGTAACAAGAAAGGGAGCTATGAAAATAGCCCCCTTTTTTTATATAATCAACTCCCACCAACCACTCATTTCCTCCGTTGGTGATCAACCCAACGAACGTTGATTATCCGTCACAACTAAGACAGCTTTCGTCCATTGCTTGTTCAGCAATATCTCCACGTAACACTGACTCAGTTCTAGTGTAATATAAGGTTTTAATACCTTTCTTCCAAGCTTCAAAATGTACTTTATTAATCCACTTAGGTGTAGCAATACTAGGAAAAGCTAAGTTTAAACTTACGCTTTGATCTATATATTGCTGCCTGATACCTGCTTGATTAATTAATTCTAATTGATTAATCTCTTTAAATGTTTTAAATACATCTTTAGCTGGTATATCATTATAAGGACCAACCATAACTTTATCAAGTTCTTTTAGCCCTTGTACTGATCCTCCGTCTTTTAAGATTTTAGACCAAGTAGTTTCATTATTGATTTTAAGCTTCCGAAGGAGTTTAACCAATGTGGGATTTTTACGAATGAAAGTGCCTTTAGCACTTTGCTCAGTAAATACATTAGCAGCCCAAGGCTCGATACCAGGAGATACATTACCGCTAAGCTTACTGTTACTAACGGTAGGAGCAATAGCCCTAAGATGAGTATTCCGCATGCCAGTGCCGACACACCAAAGAGGTTCGCCAAACTCTTCAGCAAGGGCCATAGAGGCTCGTTCAGATTCAATTTTAATTTGTGAAAATATTTTTCTAGTTTCATATTGTGCTAATAATCCTTCAAATGGTAGGCCCTTTTCTTGTAGATACGTGTGCCAACCTAAAACGCCTAATCCTAGAGCTCTACCTTTTTCAGCAGATCTTACAGAATTATGAAATCCAACTTTACCTTTGGATCTCTGTATAAACTCTTCTAATACACCATCTAAAAACCATATAGCGTCATGTATTAGATTACTTCCTTTCCATTCATCGTACTTAGCTAGATTTAAACTAGATAAACAACAAACAAAACTGTGTGACTCATCTGTATGTAATGTTATTTCACTACATATATTAGTCATATGTACTTTTAAACCGTGCTTTTTGTAAGCTGGTGGGTTACACTTGTTTGTATTCCCCTTAAATAACACGTAAGGTTCTCCAGTAGCTTTACGCTTTTGAAGAAGTTTTCCCCAACGTTTTCTAGCTTCTCTATCTCCTGACTCAACTCGTCGCATAAACTTGTCGCCGACCACAGCGCACTGGTGCAGGTTGAGCGATTGACGGTTAACGTCTCCTTTAGGTTCACGTATTTCGAGCCACTCATCGAAATCGGGGTGTTCAATGTTAAGATTAACCGATGCAGCTCCTCGTCGGACAGATCCTTGATTAGTGGCAAGTATTGTTGAATCGTATATCTTACAAAAAGGCACAACTCCATCACTTGTTCCATTTCCTTTAATTTTTGCACTTGCGGGTCTGATTTGATTAATTCCGATTCCTACTCCACCGCCGTGCTTTGCGAGTAGCATCATCTCTAGGTTTTTACTACCTATATCGTATATACTGTCAGCAACATCTATACCAAAACAACTGATCGGTAAACCTCTGTCTGTTCCTGTATTAGACAACACAGGAGATGCAAGACACAGCCAACCCGACCAAATGTATTCAAAAAACTTTTCGGCCATCTCAGGACGTTCTAAACGTCTCGCTACAGTATTACAAACTCTATGGTATGCATCTTTCGGTGTTTCACCTTTTAAAAGATAACCACCACCAATTGTTTTTTTATATACGTCAGTATCACCCCAAACAGGGTAATCAACTCCTTTTTTCCATTCGTTATTCCACATCTGTTTCAAACTTTTTTTCTTCTAATTTAGCTTTAGCTTCATCAGATTTAATTTTTAATTGAGTTATAGCATCTTCATAACCTGGCATTAATTTTATTGTATCAAAAACACCAAAAGATAAATCTTTTATACCGTTTAATTCAGGTATTAACTGTTTAAATATAGCCTCTAAATTAGCTATTCTATTTTGCATCTCTATTAATTTACTTTCTTTCATATTATTTAATTTTATTATTACCAAACATCTTCAAAGTCTTCGCCTTCATTTGCTTTACTATAGTCAGTCGGCCTAATAGCGAAGAAATCAGTGTGAGTGTGACCCCCAGTAAGATGATCGAACCAAGCCATTTTTTCAATTGACTTTTGGTCATATTCAAATTTAAATTTTCCTTCTGCTTTGTAGCCCAATTCTTTAAGTTTATCACCTGTACGTTTTTTAATAAAATGTTTAAGGTCATATTCTGTTATTCCTTCAATATCACCCATTTCAAATAACTTAGATATATAAGTCATTTCAGCATTATGCATAGTTAAAGCTGCATCATATACATGCTCTTTACATTCTTCTTTTAATCCTGGTATTTGTGAACACATGTGTCTAAATAGTTGACAACCCATTTTACTATGTAATGATTCATCTCTTACAGACCATTTCATTTGTTGGCCAATACCTTTTAATAGGTTTCTCATTTGAAAACTGTATAATACAGCAAAGGCAGAATATAAACTAACCCCTTCAGCAAAAGCTGAGAACGTAGCTAATGATTTACCTATACCTACAGGATCATTGCCTTCGTAAGCTACAAGGTTATCAAACCTAGCAGCTGTAGCGGGTTCGTGTAAAAAAGCTTCATAATCTTCAAGACCTAAAGTTTCATTTAAATAACTATATGCTACTGCGTGAATCGTTTCTTGCGATCCAAACATCATAGCCATTTGTTGTATTTCATGTTTAGGAAACCAGCCAACAACTTTTTGCGTCCAGTAATCTGACACAGCACATTCTGTTTGTGCAAAACCTAATAGTATATTACCTACTAAGTTTTTTTCTTCTGGAGTTAATTTTTCATTCCAGTCTTTAACATCACCACTCATAGGTATTTCGGTATGTAACCAAAACGCTTGAGCTTGCTTTAACCAACCCTCGGTATAGTACTCAGGATATTCAAAAGGCTTGTACGGTATTCTTTCTGTAAATAATGGTACGTTCATATTATTCTTCATAGTATAGAGTTAAACATATATCAAATATTCCTAAATATAAAACGTGATCTACTTGAAAATCTCCGTCTTCATAACTTCTTATTCCAAAGAGTATACCTGGAAACATTCCAGCTGATAACTCCCATTGTTTTGATTTACCCATAGCATTGTATATTATATTTATTATGGATCGCAATTAGATCCTTCCATTTTAAATAACCTCTTTTATTAACTGTCCATTTAATATAAGTATCGATCTTACGTTCCTTATATTTAGTTCTAGCTATATGTTTAGAGGCTAGTTTGTTTTTTCTTTGCATTTGTTCTAAGATTTTTTCTCATGATTTCTATCTGTTTGATAGTTTCATCACAGTCTTTTTGGTTTTGAGGTTTAAACAGTGCTATACTAGGTGAATGCTGTGCTATCCATGATTTAAATAATTTCCACCTAAGCGGAAACGATTCATTAGCTCTACCTTTACATTCAATTATAAAATCTCTACCTACAAAATCTGGTTTGTATTTTATAGGTAAAATCTTTTTACAACCTCTATCTTTGTATTCACCTTTACCGTTAGCTTGTTTTTCAAAGCATATACCTTCATAATCAAAACCGTTAAGCAGAGTATAGCTTGTAGGCTCATACTCAGCTACGATTCTAGCTTCTTTCAAAGCTTTATACATATACACTTCTAGTCCTGATGCAAATTTAATATTATCATATATTACTTTTTTTGCTCGGACTGGTCCTCTTTTACGTTTATAAGACTTCTTCATTTACGTTTATATTAGTTACATCTTTAGTAAACCTATTGTATGCAACCTCTTCTATCTCATCTTGTAAACATCTTTTAGCTGCTTCAATATATAATAATGCATCCATTAATTCTTCTTGTACATCAATTAAAAATCTATTTAAATCTTTTTCTTGACCTTCAATTTCTTGCATCATTGTAGCTCCATATTTTTTCTGGCCTATTAAACTACGTTGGTCCATCTTCCTTAGTACTGCTTGTACTATCTTATCTTCTGTTTTAATCTTCATCTTTTACAAATGTTCCGTTAATCATTTTACCTGTTCTTTGGTTTATAACTTCATATGCAGATTGTATACATGTTTCAATGTAAACACCTCGTTGATGAGCTAAGTTAGTTAACACTACAACCATATCACCAATAGCGTCTATAACTTCTGGTTGATCATCTTTTAATAAAGCTTTAGCTAGCTCGCCAGCTTCTTCTTGTAGTTTAACATACTGTACCATAGGATTTCCTTTTTCATATAAACCTCTTTCATAAGCCCATGTTCTAATTTTATCAAACATAACCTGACTTTTATTATAGTCTGGTATTTCCATAATTGTATTAGTTTTAAAGTACTCTGCAAAAGCTTTATTGTATATGTAAGATCTCTTATCATTATACATTGAAACTTTAGCGTTATCCATTATCCATTGTATTGTTTGCATATCTATGTAGAACTTACCGTGAGACGTATCCCATTTCATATTCATGTTATCCATAAGATGTCCTTTTAATTTGTTTAAAGGAACTGCAAAAGTTGAAGTTTGTTCTGTTACGTTTATTTTCATTTTCTTAAAAAGGTTTTTATATTTCTTTCTATCTACTTTATAGCCATAAGACTTTTGAAGTTCTATCTCTTTGTCCGATATATAATCTATATCGTCCGACTGATCAAGAACTTCATATTCACTAGAGCTATAGCCCTGAATTAATGTAACACGAGTATTAAGATCACGTGTAACACCTATCTTTTTACCTGGTATGTGGTATAAATAATACATATTATGTTATTTTATCGTTATACAAATGTAAGTTGTGTGCAAAGTGGTAATACGTACCGATTTCATATCCTGTCCTCTCTGAGACTAATTCCTGTAGCTTTGAAAAACAATACTGATCATTACAGAAACCGTACCATAGATCATTAGAACGCATCACAACTGACATATTTAGTTTATTGTTTAATACTGTAAACTGAACCGCATAAGTACATGGAGTATCTTTAGCATAGTAATGATGTTCTTTACCATCATATATACTTATTGCCGCATGTCTAGTATTAGGATTATCCTTAAGCTTTGCAACTACATAATCTAATTGATAGTTGCGTTCCCATTGCCAACCGTAATTAGATCTTACTTCATTATTACCGTCGACCATTCGTTGCCATATCTCAGGCACTCTACCATATATCTCTCCTAACTTATCTACATTAGGATCACCTGATAAGTACCATTGCCATTCAGCTTCAGCATATTCTTTATTCCATTTTCTGTTTTTAGCTAGTATATGATTATCCATAGGGTTTTCTATATAAAAACCTACATTAAATAAAGCTCTAGTATTATCAAACTTTTCTCCTTCAAACATTATTATTGGAAAAAAATAATTAAATGCATCACTCGCTGTTTTAAATTTTGTTTTTGTCATAATAAAATCTATATAATTCAAATATTTTTTCGTTTAATTGTTTACCGTTGTATTTAAATGGTGATCGTTTTTTAGCTCCATTAACTTCTACATCAATCCACCAGTAGTAATTATCTTGTTCACTACTTGCAGCCCATGGAGATATTTTAACACCATTGTTTATACACCATCTATATGCCTCTGTATTTTCATCAGTCCATTCAGGACCTAAGATGTTTACCTTTTTTTTACGCCAAGCAGCACTCATTAATCCCAAGGCATTGATTCCTCTTCTAGCTCAGCTAATTGATGAGGTATGAAACAACCTGATTTATGTTCCCATTTAAAATGAGCTTCTGCTCCGTTTTCACCTAGGTTTTGAAACTTTACTTTAAGTACTTTTGCTTTAACTGTTTTAGCTTCATAATCTCTGTGGACCAGTATACCATGATAACTTGCATCATACCATTCGCCACCGCCTTTAATGTTATACATAGTAGGTTCTTCAATTTTACCATCTTTATCTCTATACATTTTAGTTGGATGCGCTACAATAAAAACTAAGACATCATATTTTTTACAAAACATTTCTATCTTAGTTAGATATTCCATTGTATATCTATTTACATCCTCGGTTTTACAATCAACATCTCTAATCTTATTAAATGGATCTATGACAAGACATTTAATACCTTTACGTTTAACTAGCTCAGCACCTTTACGTAACACAGACTCAAGAGTATAACGTTCCATATCAATATGAAAAAAGTTATCATTACAATGTTCTGCGATCTGATTCCATTTGTCTGAATGTATATCATTTCTTGTTGGCATGCCTTGCCATATCTTACGCATAAGCTTGTGAGCATGTAAATATGTAGGAGCATTTTCAGGACTAGCAAATGCAGTTTTCCATTGATACTTTTGGTTGTAACCTACTACCATTTGATCAACGAAATCTGACTTTCCGCTAGATGGTATGCCAGTAA